TAGTGTTGAGCTAACTGTAAATGTACCTGTAGCAATTTGAGTTTTTGTTGGTGTACCAATTGTTCCAAACGTATCCGCCGTTGTTGCATACGATGCAGTCCACGTCACAGTTGTTAATAGACTGTTATACATATTGACCGATAAATTACAAGTCTGACCAGCCAAGTCGTAGCTATTTAACTGCTCAATACGCTGACCAACACCTACTGCTGTAACAGAAGCAGCGCCAGTAATTTGTAAATTGTTTTTATTATTTCCAGAGCCAGCGACTTGGGCTGCAGTAATATTTGCGCCAGTTGAGTAAACAAACCAACGATCCACACATGGATAGCCAGTAGAAATTGTAGGAACTCCAGTACCAGCGGTAACAGTAGCAGATGTGCCACGTTGTGCGATTTGCATTGCTCCGTTAATTAAACGATTTTTAAATGCAAAAGAGCCTGGCATACTTACACCGCCAGCAAATGTAGCTAGCTGCGCATTGTTAAGTGTCAACGCAGTTGTATTTGAACCACCAGTAGTAAACACTAAGTTACCAGTAGTATCACCAGTCTGTGTTAAAGCCGTTGTAGTTGTTGTTCCTGCAGAAATTGTACTCATACAATTACCCACCTTTGGCCAGATGAAATTGTTACTGTTACGCCACTAGCAGTTGTTATAGGACCTACAGAAAAGCCATTAGACCCTGTAGCTATTGTATAGTTTTGAGATGCAGTAGATTGGTTAACCATAATAGCTTGACCACTACCACCAAGAATAGCTGTTTCAGATGGTAAGTCGCACCAAATGTTTAATGTATTAGAAGTGCTAAAGCTAACTTTAGATGGTTGTGTTCCTGCGCTATTAGATAGAACCGTAGTACGAGCTAACGTGTTTGGAGAGCCAGATGCAACAGTACCAATACCTGTTTCCCATGTATAACCAGTAGAGTCATAAATGGTGTAATAGGTTGTATTGCCGTTACCAATCCCAGTGATAAAAGACTGGTAGCCATTCACGGCACCAGCCAAATTAACCGAACCAGTACCTGTAGCTACGGTTCCTGTTTCTTGTACACGATCCGCTAACACAAGAGCCATTTAAGACTCCTTAGCTAGTTGCAGTTGTGCTGTAAGTTACAGTAACAGTATCGCCAGCAGTTGTTGCTTTAGCTACAGAGAATCCACCTGCGCTCCACAATGTACCTGTAGTAGAACTTTGAGTAGAAGATGCGCCAGAGCCAGTAACTAAGAAGCAACCTGTAACTGTACCGCCAGCACCAGTAATAGTGTAAGTAATAGCAGTAGCAGAGCTGGTAACTACGTTTGAACCAGAAGTTGTTACGTTATTACCTGTAGCAGTAGCAAATACAGCGGTACCACGAACAGCAGATCCGCTAACTGTATAGTTAGTAAATTCAGTCCATCCAGAGTGAGAAGACATTGTATCTGTTGGAGAATATGTAGTTGCAGTAGCGATCAAGCCAAGGTATGGGCCTACCAATGTGTAACCAGAAGCGGTATACAACAAAGTATTCATAGCCAAAATCTTACCAGCTTGAACTACTTGGTTTTCAAACCCGTCTTCCCATTTAAGATTGCCATCTTTATCACGGCAAACTACGTGGTAATAGCCGTCAGCAGCTACGTTTTCTTTATTTACGGCATTTGCCTGTAATGTTGCTACAGCGTAATCGCCAGAACCTACAAATTCAGTGGTCATATTAATCTCCAGAACTTACTACATTAGCAGCCGTATAGCTACTGATTGTTAAAATAGCAGACGAATAAGTCGCTGCTGGGAACTGCACGGTAAAGCTATTATTACAAGTCTTATCTGACCCAAAATTTAATACAAAACAAGCCGCTTTTGTTATGTAATTGTAGACCAAAGCACCCCTACAAGTAAATGATGCTGAATTCCAAACAGCATTAGCAAAAGACACATAGGTGGTGTTGTATTGTTGGTTAATTGTAGGAACAGTAGAGATTACTAAAGGTATTCCACCAGCCGTATAACCATTTCCAGTTACTTCGTTCACACTGGTATAAGCAGATGTTGTAGGATTTAAATTAGCATTGGCATTGTACAAAGCAATGTAGTAAGTACCAGTTGTAAAATTTTCATTACCATTTAACAGGTTTTGAGAAAATACATTACAAGATCCTTGGACAATCATTGTTTCACCATAATACGAGCTTGACCATTACGATAAGCATCTCCACGTTCAAGACCAGTTCCAAGACGGTTAAGTTGAGCAAGAGCTTCGGTGTATTTGTCTTCATAGTACTTAACCATATCAGCTTCGCCCTTCATAAAGATCATGGCTTCACGCATAGCGCCATAGAACAGAACTGGGTCGTAGTTATCGCCAAGCCAGCTTTGGCCTGTTGCATTTGATATAGAAGCTACTGGGATTGAAAAACCGCTGCCAGTAGGCCCCAAAGAAGAACAAGACAATATATCACCAGCAACGTAAAAATTACCGCCAAACTTAAGGCTACAGGAGACCACTGTACCTCCGACAATGACAATATCAGCAGTTGCATTAGCACCTGAACCTCCTGTTAAAGCTACGTTTTGGTATACACCATTAGTATATAGTGAGCCAGCTGTAATAGACCCAAAAGCAGAAATTTGACCTTGAACAATGGTAGGTGGGTAGTAGAAATAATGCATTTCTACAGTGTAGTTTTGGTCTGGTGTTGGAGCAACCATAAAGGTTAACTCGTCAATATTAGCTCCGTTATAGCCGTTTTGAGAACCAAACAAAGCATAATATTTAGGTATTCCGCCTGGTGTTCCTTGATACGTACCATTGGTTATTACAGTAGACGGGTAAGCCTCACGTAAAAAGTTTACGTCTTTATTAAGCAAAAAATAATAGTTGTTTGAACTATCAATAACTGCAAAAGAAAACGTAGACAAATAGTCGTTTGGCAGTGCTACATACTGATTACCAGCCGTTAAATTTCCTGTTACGTTTTTACGCAGCGATGGTAATTGAACTGAGTTATATATACGTTCTTCAGCCTCCATCACAAAGACTGGAATGTTTGCCACGAACAACTGTTCAGTGTTCTCGGCGTAGGCTTGGATGTTGTTATATAACTGTTCGTAATTCATAGGGTTTACCCTTAAGCCATCGGACCTCTAGCCATACGACCTTTAGTAGCTGCACCAGCACCACGCATTTCAATGCCTGAAGTTTTTGGTTCTTTAGTTGTGCCATAACTAACGCCGTTAGGAATAGGATCACGCAGATCTGCATCTTTTACCGATTTAGTTGTAGCATATGGAATAGCATCTTCCATAGCTTGAAAACTTTCTACAGTATATTTTTTGCCAGACATGGTATGCGGTTCAGCATAATCAGATGCTGGTTTGTCATTTTTAGCATGACCAGTACGAACAGCTGGGCTATTCTTTTTGGTTGCTTTTATTGATTTATCGTATGCCATGATTAACGACCTCTTCCAGAAGATTTTTGATTCATTGCACGAGCCATGTTGCGACCTACTGCTTTCATTTCTTTACCAGTTACTCCACCTTTAGCCATCTTGGTAATTTTTTTACCAGGATGCATATGGTGTTCATGTTTATGAACTTCTTTAGCAGCTTCTTTATCTGCAATCTTAGTTACTTGTTTCTTATCCATTTTAAACTCCTAAGTTGTTGTTATGGTTACTGTACCGATTGTTATCACAGGAATCAAGGAATTTGGAGTTAAATAACTGTCAAAATAACTTGCTCCACCTACTGGGTTCCAAGCCCACTGTATTTGCCTACTACCATCGCTTGGATAACCTAAATTATCCACATTAAACGCATTTGGGTCATAAGGATTTGTCATCAATCCTGATGTTCCTCCAGCGTAATAACTCACATCTGGGCGTGGCTCCCGTACAGCTTGCGGATCATTTACAGGATAAAGTCCAAGACTTAACTGTGGTTGATCTGGATCCCAACACTCAGGACAAACTTTAATGTTATATAGCTTGGTTTTGATAACCTCTTTTTTCAATTCCTTGAGCATATACCGTTGACCACATCGGTCACATTCGGCAATAGCCCACTTACCTGAAGCATATTTATTAGGCATTTAAATTACCTTTTGCCTTTTATTTTTCCACCCTTTTTAATAGCTCTTGGGTTCTGTAAGGATTTAATATCCGCTCCGTTACCAGGACTGCCACCACCTTTGGGTGTTGGTCTTGGAAGCCTACCAGATTCATAATGTTCTTCTAAACGCTCTTGATATGTGCGTGGTTCTGGTGGTTTATTAGGATCTGGTTGATTTAACCAATCAGAAATTTTTTTTCTAGATTCTTCAAAAGTATCCATTATCTTCCATGACCTCCGTAAAATGACATACGAGGAACAAAACGAATAGCTGCTTTTTCTCTGTCTTCTTGGGAAGCTAAATCCCATTGTTCCATGTACTCAGCTTTGAGCATTGGTATGCGATTAGGATCTACGCCAGGAATTTTGGAAGACAAATAAAACGCTAGTCCAGCAACCATACATGGGATAAATCTAAATGGAATGTCATTGGTATTAATACCAGTGCCAGCATCTTGAATCCTACGCATACGCCAGTAGACGAATGTGTATTGGCTACCTGGAGAGTTTGGAGTAGGCCAGACGTTAATACAAGGCAAATTAACCACGCTAATTGGTGCTCCAGTCGCATGAGCAGCAGGGGTAGTACCATTCTGACCACGATAGCAATTTAACAGCTGTGGAGCCGTTGTAGAGACATTTGGGTAGTAAATGATCTCACTGCCTATCTGGATGTAGCCAGTTGCTGCTAAACCTGTCATATCTGATTGATTTAACTGAATAGTAGTGTCGGTAGCACTAATACCAGTTGTAGATCCATTACCATATAAGGTGTAATTGGTAGGATTGTTTTGTCCAGATTGGCGGTTAATCCATACTTGAATAGGTCTTCCTTGAGCCAATTTATTAGGCAATGTCGAGTAGGTGTCCTCGGAAATGCGACTAATATTGATATCTATCTGGTTTTGCAAAGTACCAGTTCGGATAACTTGGCTTAATAAGTCGATGGTATCTATTGGCAGAGGGTAGGTAATCTGCCCAGTAACCATAGGAATTTGACCTTCTTGGATAGTCCAAAGGTTAATTCCACGGTTTGCCCATTCAACTGTTAGCAGGTTTAAAGACCGTCTGGCTGTCCTAAAGTCATAACCAGTTCGAAGCTCGACACCGCACCTTTCAAACGCCTCTTCAATGAGGTCGTTCATGTTTAGGTCAAATACGGATGTCCCTGTAGTAGCCATTATTTATGCTTAAAGCCTTTTAGAGTTTCTGCTAAACGAGCACGTTGACCTAGCTTGCCAGTTTTTTTTGCAGCTGCAGCCAGCTTTTTCTCAGGAATAGTATGTCCTTCTTTTACTCCCAAAGCCTTACGCAACGCACCAGCTTTTTTGATAGCGTGTTGGATCCATTTTTCTGCCATGATTAACTCGCAACATTTTGTTCTGGATCAATAGGAGCAGTAATTTCAACGGTTGCAGATGCTGGTTCTTCAACATTGATAGTTACGCTGGCTGGTGCTTCTACAGGAGCAGCTTCAACAGGATCTTCAGCTACGGGAGCAACTTGTACAGGTTCTGGTGCTGGAACTAAAGAAGCAGCAAAAGATGTTACCACTGGGGAATCTGAGAATCCCAAAGCTACTTTTTCACTTGCCAAATACGCAGCAAATTCGTTTAACAATTTGTGCTCTTCACCTTCCACTGCATGACCAGCACTCTTGACGTAATTTATAACTCGATCAAATAAACTCATTTTTTCTTCCTTGCAGCTCTCATGTTATCGACTAAATTATGATAAGGTCTACCAGCTGCCTTTGCCATCGCTTTCGCACTAGCTTTTTTAGCTGAAGACAATTTCTTTGGTTTCCCAAGATCTTTCGGTCTTGGTTTATCCCAAACTTGCCCACCTTTGGCATAAAACTCAAC